AGAATTGGCAATCGCCACATCTATTAAAGAAACAGAACAAGTTTTAAGAAAACAATTAGCACAATTAAGAATTGCAAGAGCAACATTAATAGCAATGGGTTTATTTACTGTTGCTATGTTTTTCGTAGATATAGAAAGATTAAAGGCGTTAGCGGATATAAGCAATTTGTTTTATATTTCTGGTGCAGGAATTGTAGGTGCATATATGGGTGCTTCTGCTTTTATGAGTAAAAAATGATGTTCAAGGCATTAGTTACTATATGTGTGATAGGAATGCCAAATAATTGTCAAACTGTAGAAGACCTATTAGGTCCATACGAAACAGAATTTGATTGTAAACAAAGGGCATTATCAATAAGTAGACAAGTTAATAAATATTACCCTCTTTGGAAACCAACTAAATATAGATGCCAAAAATTACCTGTAGGGAGGTTAAAATGGAAAATATGATATTAGATGCTTGGAATGATTTAAGTTATGCAGAAGGTGTTTTATTTACCTTTTGGCTATTTGTACTTTATTATGGTAAAGTATGGATAGATAGTAAATTCAAAAGAAAGGAATGCACATGCTTACGGCGTTAATAGGACCTGTAACTAGTATTCTTGATAAATTTATACCTGATGCTGACGAAAAGGCTAAATTGGCACACGATATTGCCACTATGTCTCAAAAACATACTCAAGAGGCTTTATTAGCACAATTAGAAATTAATAAGGCAGAAGCACAATCTGGTTCATTATTTAAAGGCGGTTGGCGACCTGCAGTTGGGTGGGTATGTGCGATTTCTTTTGCATATCATTTTATACTTAAAGATTTGATTATTTTTGGTGCATCGTTTGCAGGTGTAGAATTGCCAGAATTACCAGAATTTGATATGGGTACACTTCTCACGGTTCTTGGCGGAATGCTAGGAATTGGCGGACTTAGAACATATGAAAAGCAGAAGGGTTTAACAAAATGATTTGTTATGTTTGTAGAATAAATATGCAAAAACAAGTAATTGTAAAAGAAGATATTATACAAAGTATAAGATACATATGCCCTGCTTGTCAGATGGTTCAAGAAGAAGATTTTGATTCTAGTTGTTCTAAATATTCAGCTTATTCTGAACTTGATATTTTAAAAGAGGTATAAATGGATATAGAAATTTTAAAAAAAGAACTTATCCAAGACGAAGGTGTTAAATATGAGGTATATTTAGACCATTTAGGGTATAAAACTTTTGGAATCGGGCATTTATGTAAGGCTACAGACCCAGAAAACGATTTTGAGGTAGGTCAAGAGGTTAGCAAAGAAAGGGTTGATGAGTGCTTTCTAGCGGACATTGAGCAAGTTATTGAAGATTGCACCATACTATATGATGAATTTTTCACATTACCAGATGAAGCACAGTTAATTATTGCAAATATGATGTTTAATCTTGGGCGACCACGTTTAAGTAAATTTATTCGTATGAGAGAAAATGTTATAAAAGGTAATTGGAAATCAGCAGAAGAAGAAATGAGAAATTCAAGATGGTTTGACCAAGTGCCTAATAGAGCAGAAAGATTATGTGCTAGAATGGGGAGTATATCAGTTTGAGTTATAGACTTTTAAAATTAAACTCTGGCATTGTAAAAGATATTACTGAATATTCAGCAGGTAAAAACGGACCATTTTATGTTGATAGTAATTTAGTTAGATTTAGAAATGGTTACCCTACTAAAATTGGTGGTTGGGAACAACAAATCTATTATAATAATGCTGATACATCTACAGAAACACTAGCACAAGGAAAGCCTAAAAAGGCTTTATTTTGGCGTTCAGATACTGATGGTTCAGATAGAATAGCATTAGGCACACATAATCATTTATATATTATACTTAATGGCGTTTTATATGATATTACACCACTAAGAAAAACATCTACTAATCTAAGCAATCCGTTAGTTACAGTACAAGATTCAACAACAATAACTGTAACAGATAGCAGTCATGGTGCGAAAGATGGAGATTTTATTGTTATTCAACAAGCGACCGCAGTTGGTGGTATTAGTGCAGATACTCTTAATAGAGTAGAGGGATATGCAATAACAGTTATTGATTCAAATTCATATTCTATTCAGTCACCAACTCAAGCAACTAGCGGTGCAACAGGTGGTGGTACAGGTTTAGATGTAGAATATTTAATTGGTCGTGATGCTCAAATGAACATTGAAAGTGCAGATACCGCAACTGGTTGGGGTGTAGGTACTTGGGGATTAAGTACTTGGGGAACAGCAAGAGATGTAGATAGTGATACAATATCATTAGAGGCAACCCAATGGTCATTGCAATTATGGGGAGAAGATTTATTAGCAAGTAATAGAAATGGACAAATTTATTATTGGGACACTTCTGCAGGAGAAACAAATAGAGCATCTTTGGTTTCAGCATTAGGTGGAGCAAGTGGTGTACCTACCAAAAATAGAGATATTGCGATTTCTTTTCCAGATAGACATTTAATAGTTGGTGGAACTACCCTTTTAGGTACAACAAATCAAGACCCAATGTTAGTCAGGTTTTCAGACCAAGAAGATTTTACAAATTTTACACCTACCTCAACAAATACATCAGGCGACCAAAGATTAGAAGTTGGTAATAAAATTATTTCAATAGTGCCATCAAAAGATGAAACATTTATAAATACAGATGAAGCAGTTTATGGAATGAGCTTTGTAGGGCCACCTTTTACATTTTCGTTTAGACTGTTAGCAGTTAATTGTGGTGCAGTTGCCAAAAATGGTTCTATAAGTATAGATGGAAGTGTATATTGGATAGGTAAAAGTAATTTCTTTGTTTATAATGGTGCAGTACAAGAATTGCCATGTACTGTTCAGTACTATGTATTTGATAGAATGCAAACTAGATATATTGATAAAACCTATGTTGGGCAAAATAAAAAATTTAATGAAATAACTTGGTTTTATGTAAGTAATGAAAACTCTGCAGGAACTATCAACCCAGAACCAGATAGTTATGTAACTTATAATTATGCAGAAAATGTATGGACAGTTGGCTCTTTAGATAGAAATGTATGGTTAGATGCTCAAGGTTTTAGAAATGTACCATTTGCTTTTGATGCTGATGGAAGATTATATGAACATGAAAGTGGAAACAGTAATAATGGTAGTGCCATGAATTGTTTTATAGAAAGTGGTGAACTTGAAATAGATGAAACTGGCAATAGAACATTTTTAATTGATAAGATTGTACCAGATGCAACTTTATCAGAAGATACAAATTTATTGGTAGAATTTAAGTCTAGAAAATACCCTAATGGTACTGAAACTACAAAGGGACCTTTCACAATAACATCAACAACACAAAAGGTCAGTACTAGAGTTAAAGGCAGGCAAATATCTATAAAATATTCAAGTGCTGGTGTTAATGATGATTGGTCATTAGGAGATTTTAGAATTAATGCACAAGAGGATTCAGCTAGATGATTAGATTACCAAGTCCACCAAGTATTTTTAAATTAAATAATTCTTTAGATGGTATGAGACAATTATATGATTTTTGTAGGAATCTTGTATCAGCATTAGAAATACAACAAAATCAAGTTAATTTAACTACACAAGCACAAAGTCAAGCAACAGAAGACCAAGCATCAGCAAAGGGGTTTTTCTTTGGCTAATAATTATAAAAATGCAAAGGCAGATTTAAGTTCAACTGGTAACACTACAATATACACCTGTCCAACTGCTACACAAAGTATTATTAAAAGCATTTTGATAAGTAATGATAGTGGTAGTAGTGATACTTTAGATATAACCTTACTTAATAGTGCAAGTGCTATCTTTTCTTTGTTTAAAGCAAAATCTGTCGCATCAAATACAACAGTTGAATTATTATCGCAACCACTTATAATAGAAGAAGGTGAGATTTTAAAAGCACAGGCAACAACTGCAGATAGATTGCATATAATTGTTAGCTTTTTGGAGGTTAATTAATGGCAATTAAATTCGCAAATCCAGATGGTACAATAACTGGTGAAACTGATACCTTAGAAAACAAACTTAATTTAACTAATTCTTCAATGGTTATGCCAGAATTAAAAGATGCTATTTATGGTGCATTTGGCGATATTGTTAATCAAAATGATGCAAGAGAACAAACAGTTGATGATGATACATTATTTAAATATGGCGTTTACCAGTTAGCAACACAAAAGCCAGAATTAGAAGAAGGTCAACTTCAAAAAATATATGGAACTAGTTTAATGCCTATTTTTGAATGGGCTAAAACCATACAATCTGGCGAAAGAACATATGACCCTAACGATTTTGAAGACAGAGCAAAATTAGATGCTTATAGTAAAATACCAGAATTGCCAGAAGGTTTTCTTACACCAGAGCAAATACAACAACAATTAATATCTGATACTGCAACCGCAGTTGCAAGTACTGTAGGTTCAAATATTGGTCAAGCAATCGCTGAAGGTGTAGAAAATCCGTTTGCAACTGGTTTAAAAGCCTCTGCAGGTTTTGGTACAGGTTTACCCGGCAATAATGTACCAAATGTTTTTGATTTAGGTGATGGTTATGACACACTTTTATCTTCTAAAGGTAAAGATTTATTATTTAACCCTGCTTTGGGAAATGTAGATTCTGCTACTGCATCAGGAAACTTAGAGTTATATAAAAGTTTGGCAGACAGAAGAGAGCCAATATTTGGAAAAGGTGAAGATAAATTATATGCATATAAATCAGATGGTACTTCTGGTAATTCTATTGCAGGAGATGCCAATATAAAAGGGATAGACCCGAATACTGGTGAGGCTTTTAAAACCTATACTGGAGGTTCTGGTAGTACTTTACCAGAACAAGAAGGATATTGGGATAGAGTTAAACGAGATGCAACTTCTGATAGTACATTAGGTTCAAGTGCAGGTGCAGGTGTAGGTACATTTTTTACAGACCTCATTTTGACCAAAGGTGAAGACCCAATGAAATCTGCAAAAAAAGGTGCTGGAGCGGCGGCTGGTACTTACATTGGTTTAACCTTAGGAGGTCCAATAGGTGCAGTTGTAGGAGCTACAATAGGTGGTTCTATAGGTGGTAGAGTTATATGTAATGAGTTAAGAAGACTTGGTTTGATGAGTACAGAAGACATATTACTTGATTATCGATTTACAAAAGAATATTTAACACCAACTCATGTCAATGGTTATCATATTTGGGCAATATCTATTGTTCGTAAAATGAGAAAAGGAAAATCAGTTAAATTATGGCATCATATTGCCAATCGTAGATTAAATGAAGTTAAATATATACTTGGTAAAAGAGATAAACCAGACTATCTAGGAAAAATATATAGATTTGTTGGCGAATCAACCTGTTACATTCTAGGTAAATTTTGTAAAAAATCAGATTGGTCAATTTTATATAATGAAAAGGAGATTTAAATGGCATTAGAAGATGTAGGTATAGAGGCACCAGAAGAAGCCAAACAATTAGTATTTAATCCTTCAGAAGAAATGCAAACAGTTTTAATGACAAGACTAGCTGAAATGACAGAAGAAGAACTAAATGCATTAGATGAAGCTATTACACCTAAGGTTATGAATGTATTAGTTAAATTTCTGCCAGAATTACAAATGCTCATTGAAAAAATAGGGCAAATGAAAGAAGAGCCAGAAGAACAACCACAAGAAGAAATGCGACAAATACCACCAGAAGAAACTATGGGTGCTTTGAAAGGCATTGCATGACAATAAGAAAGGCTACTGTTTTAGACATATCAGCATTAATTATAATGTTAGATAGTATGCATAAGGAAACCGAAGTGATTGTACCAAAGATAAATAGTGCTAAATTAGTAAATAAAATCAACGAGTTAATTCATAAAGGTCTTGTATTAGTTGCAGTAGAAAATAATAAAATACAAGGTTCAATAGCAGGGCAAATAGCACAAGACTGGTGGAGTGAAGAAAATTATATTGCAGATGCTTGGTTTTATGTATTTAAAGACCAAAGAACTAGTGGTGTAGCAAAAAGTTTACTTGTAGACTATATAAAACAAGCAAATAATGCTAAACTAAAAGTAAGATTAGGGCATATTTTCTCTGGTGACCTAGAAAGAAAAGATAAATTATTTACTAGAATGGGTTTTGTTAAAGCCGGTTCTGTGTTTGTGGAGGCTTAAATGGGTGCATTATGTACTAACCAACCAATCCAATTACCAGATTATAAGGATACAGTAACAGGTACATCAATACCTGCTTTTGTTTCTGCAGGTGGTAAAGAACTTTACGAACAAGCTAGAGAACTATCAAAATCAGAATTTCCTGCATATCAAGGTGATAGAATAGCAACTTATGGTACAGATGCAGACGGAACTCCATTTAGAATGAGTGAGACAGAAAGAGCAGGTCTCGATTTATTAGCATCTGGTGCAGATTCATATACAGGTTTACTTGATGATGCAAAAGCTATGGCAGGCACTCTAGGTGGTGGATATACTGGAGCAACAAGAGATGAATTGCTTGGCGAAACATTTTCTCCAGACCAAGTTTCACAATATATGGACACCTTTCAAACTTCTATAGACCCTGCCCTTGAACAACTAGAAAGAGAAAGACAAACAAGACAAAACGAGAATTCAGCAGATGCAATAAGAGCAGGTGCTTTTGGAGGGTCAAGATTAGGATTAAGAGAAGCTACAACAGATGCTGAAATAGCAAGGGCAGGTTCTGATTTAAGAAGACAAGCAGGGCGAGATGCATTAACTTTTGCTTCAAATCGTTACGATACAGATAGACAAGCCAGATTTGGTGCAGAAGATGCTATGAGAGGTGCTTTTGAGACAGACGAGGCTAGTAGATTAAGAGCATCTGAAACATTAAGTGGTTTAGCACCTCTAGCACAGGGTTTACAAGAACAATCCGCTTCAGGAATGATTACAGCAGGTCAAGCGGAAAGAGATTTAGACCAAAGAGCATTAGATATGGCTTATGGAGATTTTTTGCAACAGAAACAATATCCCTTTGAAATGTTAAATTTTGCCTTAGGTGCATTACAAGGTGTACCTTATGAAACATTAACTAGAGCACAAGCAAGTGGTAATCAATATATGCAACAACCAAGTATATATGGACAAACCTTAGGAGGTTTAGGTTCATTAGCTAGTTTATATGCTTTAGGTAGGAGAGGATAATGGCTACTGCATCAGAAATTGTAGAAGGTCTTAAAAAATTAAATTTAGGAGCTTCAAATACTGATTTGTCAAGTTTACAAGGTGGTGCATTAGAAGGTCTAGTAAATCAATTAGTCCCAGAAAGAAAGCCAATCGACCCAGCATTATTAGCATTAATAGCATCAGCGCGAATGACAGAGGCATCATCAAAGCCCGGTGCTACTGCATTAGGTGGTTTTGGTTCTGGAATAACTGCAGGTGCCAGTGCTTATTTACAAGATAAAAAGATACAAGAAGCAACAGATGCGAAAAGAGTATCAACATTAGTTTCTTTAGCATCTACTCTTGGAAAAGGTAAGGCTGAAAAATTATATACATTCAGTAAACCTACAATTATTGGTGGTGTTAGTTATAAAAAAGGTGCAACAAAATTCTTTACTAACCAAGAATTAAATAGGTTAGATGATGATACAAAATCAGGTATTGTTACATACACAGCACCAAAAGAACAAGAAATTAAGACATATAAAGGTGAATTTGATGGGAACCTTTATTATAAAAACGGACCATTTGCAGGTAAACGAGTTGAAGATAATAATGGTAATTTTATAGACCGTAATAAATCAACGGAATTAAGTATTGGCGATGATACACAAAAAGTAAGTAGGTTTGAAAAGAAAGACGATGAACAAAAACCTGCTTTTGCACCACTAAATATGAAGCAACAAGATAATTTCTTAAAAGTTAAAGATAAATATAACATCTCTAAATATGTCAAAGATTACAATGACAAATTAGGGCATATGGATAATGTTTTTACCTCATACGACCAAGTTTATAAGTTAGATAGACCGGGTGCAGGTGATTTAGCGCTTATATTTAGTTTTATGAAGATGTTAGACCCACGTTCTGTTGTTAGAGAAGGCGAATTTGATGTTGCAAAAAAAGTTGGTGGACCTGCAGATTTCTTGGTACAAACTGTCAATTATGTTAAAAATGGTGGTATTCTTTCAGACCTTACAAGACGTTCATTTAGAGATATGGCATATGCACAATATAAAAATGCTACAGAAAATCTGAAGGCACAAAATGAAGAAGAAATTGAAACTGGCGAGGTTATTAGACTAGAAGAAAACGTTATTAAAACATATTTAAAAGACCCAAAACAATACACCTTTAGTACAGACACATATAAAATTATTTTACCTAAAAATAAAAATGTTAAAAGCTTAAAAGAGTTCTTTTTAAGCAATGGTTATTCTGTAGACGATATTCAATATATGATTGGTGGTGAAAATGTTAAAAATAATTCAACCTTAAAAACCAATATACGAGATATTTTAAAAGAAGTTAAAAATAAAAGTTTTGTTTTAAAACCAAGAGTTAGGTAGTTACATGAGTAAATTAGATGACGAAATAGATGGTTTACTTGACGATATTAGAGTAAACGAACTTGGCGATAAAGAAAAAGGTTTGGTTGCATCAGATAAAGTCAGATTGATAGCACAAGGTGCTTTGCTTAATTATAGTGATGAAGCAATAGCAGGTATAACATCATTATTTAGCGATAAAGATTATGATGAAATAGTTGCCATAGAAAGAAATATTTTAGATAAGGCAAGAGATAAAGATGGTTCACTCAAATACGAAATGGGTGGAGCTTTAGCACCTGCTCTTTTGGCAATTCCATTTACAGGTGGTACGAGTGTTCCTTTAACTTTTGGTCGTGTTGCATTATTAAGTGGTGGTCAAGGTTTGGTTGCTTCATTAGGAGCACAAGACGATACAATATCGCCAATGGAAGTTGCAGTTGAAACTGGTATATCAACCGCCGCAGGTCCTATATTTGCTAAATTGACTAATGTTGTTTCTGGAATAGCTAAAAAAGGGTTTGAAAAAACATATGGCAAGATTAAGGGTAATCTTAATAAAAATGTTGAAGATAAAATTGTAGAGATAGCAGGTAAAGCCAATGTTTCTACTGACGATATAATTGAAGCTGTGCAACAAGGTAAAATAATACCTGAAATAAACGATACAATGGTAGAGAATATAAGAGCATTGTATGCAAAATCATCTATGGCAGGTTCAGTATTACAACCAGCATTAGAAAAAAGAGCTAAAGAACTGCCTAAAAAAGTTTCTGCTGATATACAAAAATCTTTGGCAAAAGACCAACCAACAGGTAATATTTTACAAGATATACAAAAAACAGAGAACGCCTTAAAAGCATCACAAAGTAAGGCCTATAACAATGTTTTTGATGCTAACAAAAATCTAAATAATGCAGAGGTTGATAATTTAGTTTTAGATGTTGTTAATAGAATTAATCCTAAGGCAATCACAAAAGATATTAATTTAATAAATACAATGAAAGGTTTACCAGAGGTATTTAAAAAAAATAAAGATGGTACCTTTTCATTAAATAGGAGCCTATCTTTAGAAGAAGCTGAAAAAGCATATAGGGTAGTTAGAGATTTTGGGCAAGGACTAGCTAGAAAAGATGGTAAATTTGAGTTATCAAGTGGTGTTTCTAATTTAGCAAATGCATTAAAGACCAAGATAGATGAAGTCTCACCAGATTTAGCTAAAGTAAGAGCAGATTATAAAAAAATATTTGATGGTAAAGAACGATTTGAAGAAGGCGAAAAATTATTAGGTATGTCTGCAGATAAAGCAGAAATAGATATTAATAGAGTTTTAAATCTTAAAAATCCAGATATGACAAAAGCATATCGTGCAGGTATAGCATCAAATATTAGGTCAATACTTGACCAAAGAGGAGGAAAGGGTGCTTTTGTAAGAAGATTAAATAACCCAGAAAGCAAAGAAAGAAGAACTTTACAGAGAATTATACCAGATGATGAACTTGATAATATCATAAAAGGTTCAGATATTGCGGTAGGTGCAATGGATGCTAAGAATACCATAACAAAAGGTTCAAAAACATTTATTTCAGAAGGCAGAGCAGAAGATGTGAAACCAACTAAAATAACACAGATAGGTGCAGATGTTTTAGAAGCTGTAAATTTCTACAACCCAATCGCGGCAATCAGAGCAATTAAAAATCTAATACCTGATTTATCAAGCAAAATGAATGATAAACAATTACGCCAACTGGCGGAAATATTAATAGAAGAAGATGCAGATAAAATTAAAGATGCTTTTACAAATGCACAATCAAGAAATGCTATGTTAAATAAATTACAAAGATTGGCAAATACCATAATAACAGGAGAAACCACAATTACTGCCACACAAACACCAAAGGTAGTAGGTCCGAATGTAAATTTAAATATGGAGGCATTTGCATCAGAGCCAAACCAAGATGTTACTAATTTTGTAGGTAATTTACCTATGTCAACAAGAATGAAAATTTTAAATAGTGTGGATATGACATGAGTAAACCAACAACACAAGAAATCCATGTTACATTAGAAAAGCATATAGCAGTAAGTGATGAAAGATGGAAAGAGACAATACTTCGTATTAAACGTATGGAGCATATAATGATAGCAACTTCGGGAACTGCAATAGTAATGTTAATAGGTTTATTAGTGAGGTAGTACATTGGAAATTGTTACTGCTACCTTAACTGGCATTGCCCTCATAAA